CCTCAAGGTGCTCATCCGGAGTGCGGGCTTTTTTCGCCGCGTCTCCTGATGTAGCTCGCTGCTCTGCAGCAGAGTCAATACATCGCGCCCTTGATCGGGCAGTCGCGATCGTCTTCCGAAACTTCAAGGTTTCGGGCGATCCGCCCCGCTACTATAGCGGGGGCGACTGCGCCAGTATCCGGGCGGGGTGGGGAAGGAGTGTAGCAGATATCCTGTCGAGGATACCCGTGAGCGCCCGTAAGCGGCGGATCGTGGCTTCAGTTTTGAAGTCATGTTCCAGGCTGTTTGACGCTCCGTGTGCGACGTGTGACGCCGTCGCTGCTAGTCGTGCCCGTGAGGATTGGGTGGAGTGTGTCTCGGACAACTCGCCAATGCTCCCGTGTGATCTGGTCCCTGACCCGATCACCAGCCTCGAGGATCGCTTTGCGATCCTCGTGGACGGGTGGGATGCACGGTTGGACCGTGCTAGGGATAGTGGTGAGGGTGAGAGACCCTCTGACGTCTATGTTCCTGACCAGCAGGGCTGCCTGGAGGTGAAGAGAGGCTCGGGCGGGACTCTGTCCTGTCCGGCTGATTGGAGATCTCCCTACAACCATCTTCGGGTGGGTGTAGCTAAGACCAAGGGAAAGCATCGGGTTGTGACTATGCAATCTGCCTTTGTGAAGAAAGTGCTTTCTCCTGTTCATCAGGCCCTGTATGACCACATTAGCTCTTTTGGCTGGTGTGTTCGTGGGGATGTGAAGTCGGAGGACTTCGAGGCTGTGTACTCGGATCTTCGTGATGGTGAAGACCTTGTTAGTGGTGACTATAGTCAGGCCACGAATAAGATCTATCAGCCTGCCGTTGAGGCGATGGTCCGGGTCCTGCTTAGGAGTAGCAAGCTCTCGGCGGATGAGAGGGAAGTGCTGATGGGCTCCTTTAGAGACATCAGGTATCTCGCGGATATCGATGGGAATAGGGTTTTTCTTCCTATTCATAGGGGCCAGATGATGGGGAACTTGGTTAGCTTCCCCTTTCTGTGCCTTCTTAATAAGGTCTGTTTTGACCTTACTGTCGATCTGTGCGATGTACCAGGCACCCGACGGGTGGGGAGATTCAACGGTGATGATTGCCTCTTCGGGGGCACTCCTCACTTCTTCGAAGTTTGGCAGAAGGTCACATCTGTCTACGGCTTCGAAGTCAACGTTGATAAAACCGGGGTCTCTCCCCGGTTTGGAGAGCTTAATAGTCGTGTTTACGATTGTTGGCGTCACAGGTTCTTCTCGAAGCCTGTGCTCTCCTTTCTCCGTCCTGTCGATCGGAACTCGTGTGGCGATATCCTCTCGGGTATCGTTGAGGGGATACGCACTTTGCGACCTGATGTCCAGGAGTGGATTGTCAATTCGGTCATGCGTTATGAGATATCTCTCCGTGAGATATCTCTTTCCTCCCTGCCACGTTCGTGGTTCCGATCCCTTATCCGCCGACGGTGGTTCCGCGACGCCCTTGGTCGTGGTCCCATCTCTACCCGAAAAGAGGGAGTTGATCG